AAATTTAAACTTTTTGAGAAGTTGAAAGATATTATTAACGAAGTTTTAGACGAAAGAGAATTAGAAAAAAAGATGAACGGTCCGTATGATTTTCCTGACGATTTGTTATAATTGATACTGAACTTGTATAAATAAAGTGCCTTTAGGTACTATATGCTATCAAAATACGACAAACTATCAATCCATCGAAATCCATTCAGAGAATACTCCAAACCAATCGAATACAACTACAACAAATCAAAATACTCTCAGCTTAGAATTTATTTTAGGTGTGAGAGTTTTTATTTTAAATCTAAGGAACTTGAGGAACAAAAGGAGTAAGAGGTGGATCTGATGGATAAGTGACTGGATGTTTTACGATTACAACTCCTTCAATCACTCTTTCTACAACATCATTCGGATCAGTTAACATTAATTCGTAAAAATATTTACCGTCTGCAATATTTGCTGTTTGTGTTGATGTTAATGATATTCTAACTTTACCAAGTGCTCTATTTGTAAATGCTAAAGTAAATGCTGTTAAACTACCAAGATTCAATGTTCTTTGCATCCTACAAGTGCCAGTAAAACCTGTTAAATCTTTTGCACTGTTTGATTGACTATCCTCAAGCACAAAAGTTTGCTCAAAGTCAGTATGCTTATATATTAATAAATTGGTGCTAAAAACTGCCATATTTCTATTTATGGTGAACCATAATAATGTACAAAGGTATTAATACCTGAACGTACGAGTGCATTACCTTCGACTGCAACAAATTTAAACCCACTAGGTCGAGTTAATATTACATCATATACATGTCTACCACCTTGAAGAAATTTAGTGATAGTGCTTGCAATTGAAATATTAATTTCACCTTGAGATGCATTAACTATACCAACTTGTATATCTGCAAAACGAGGATTTGAAGGATGTTTTCTTAATTGTGACTGTGCGGTAAAACCTGTTAAATCAACAACACCAGATCCATCAGCACTTAATAATGTTAAGTTCTCACTAAAAGTTTCACCAACGTTGATACTTATGTTTTTTCTGTAAACAGTCATTTATATGATCTTTTATTAATATTTATGGATATATAGTTATGAATGTGTTACAATATGATTACTGCTTTGGAAGTCGATTATGAAAACCCTTGGATATACGAAGGTCGTCCTTTTACCTCTGATGATATTGGCGACTACTACGGGTTTATTTACTGCATCACCAATACTAGCACAGGAAGGAAATATATTGGAAGAAAATACTTCGTCCAGAAAAGAAAACCAAAGGGAGGAAAGAGAAAAGTCACAAGCGAGTCAGACTGGAAGCGATATTATGGAAGCTCTGACGATCTTAAACGAGATATTAGAGAAATTGGAAAAGACTCTTTCAGAAGAGAAATCCTCTCCCTCCACACAACCCTTGGAAAAGTAAACTACGAAGAGACAAAACAATTGTTCTTACATAACGTCTTGATGGAATCACTTGACGACGGAACACCAATGTATTATAATAGCAACATACTCGGACGCTACATGCGTAAAGATTACGGTGAATTTAACAAAGACTCTTAGAACAACTTACGATTGGTCAATAGACCGAATGAATGAACTATGCACTGATGGTGATGTAGAACAGTTAAAAGATGCGATCTCTATTCGTCAAGAGTTTGCAGAATGGTTAATTAGAGAAGATAAAGAAATCCACCACGAAATTGTTTCTCTCGAATATATGGGAGAAAATAGCGAGTATGATATATAATTTGTATTAAATAGTATTATGTTACAGAAAATTGTAAATGGAATCGCTATTGCAAGTGGTGTTGTATCTATCACCGTTATTGGTCTTGGCGGTTACGTATTCATACGCAAGGATGCGATTATCGATAGCGTCAAAGGCAAGGTAATGGAAGCAGTCACCGAAAAACTTGGTGGTCTTGGAGACCTTGGCGGTGGAGGGTTAGGTGGAGTTGGAGGTTTAGGTCTACCATCACCATCAACAGCAGCACCAGATGCACCTACATCACCAGAATCACCTATACCATTCGGATTTTAAGGATTAAGTGTCTATATATAATATAGACATACCGATCCCATGGCTGAAGCAGTTAAAAAAGAAGAAGTAAAACCTAAAGGTCCTCTAGGTAAAATAAAAGAGGCAATGGATGATAAAGAAGAACAGATGGCGATCCTAAGTACTTTTGTAAGACTTGGGATCTTGATCTGGGCAGGTGGAATATTGACATTAAACTATGTTCAATTTCCTGGTTTATCAAAACAAGAGAATATTGATCCAACTTTCATAGCTTCGGTCTTTACGGGGGTCCTAGCTACATTTGGTGTTGAGGCAGGACAAAGGAAAAAGAATGCATCATCGGGGGGAGGAGCAAGTATATCCAAGAAAGATATGGAAGTATTAATTGAGAAAGCAGCAAATACAGCACCCGCACAAACAATCAGAATAGAACAAGCACCTATGGTTCTTGCACCTTCAGTACCACCTAAAAAATAATGGAAAAGAAAGAAGTGAAATGGGGTAGATGGTTCGCTCTGGGATTGGGTGGACTCATTGGATTATCCCACATTGGTATGATAGGTTCTTTATCAAATCGTCAAAGTAAATTACCAAGTATCAACTTACCAGTTGGTCCTTATACATCATATGAAGCAGAAGTTGGACATAATGGATATAAGATAAGTTATAAAGCAAACGATCCAAAAGTAATGCGTGTGGAAAGGGATAGCAATACTAAAGGTGGGTTTCTTGGATTGGCTAACAACAAAGTTAAAGTCGTGGAACAGTACACAATGGACGGTGCAGTTCATAATAAATCAACCACAACAGAAATCGGAACAGACGGAAAATCAGAGGCTTGTATCAAAGCAATCGGAGGAGCAGAAAACACAGGAAGACTCGTGGGTTCAAGTGTTGGTGCCAGTGTTGCTCCTAGCGTCGCTAATATTCCCATTATTGGTTGGGTTGCTGCTGGTTGGGTAACAATGTTCAGTGGTAATCAAGGTGCAGAGATAGGTGGTAGTATGGCAGAAGACTTAAATAAGAATTGTTAAGTTGCAATTCTAAAATTTTCTGCTAGAATATACATAGAGAAAGTAAATAATTAAAATGGCAGTCTACCAAGACTACGAAATAAGAATCAATTTGAATGAATTGATTGAATCAAGAATACCTTGCTGTGATTTATTACATCCTGATCATTGCTTAACAGAGCAACAGGTTGCAGAGATTGCACACGATATTCGTATGGATTTAGATTTACATCCTGTCTTTCATCAAGTAGATCAACATATTATGAGATACGTTGAAGCTGCAGGTATTGACAACAAAGAGCACTGGGTAGAAGAAAGACTACCTGATTTACAAGAGGAGAAAAAATGATTTTTGGTTCAAACCCATCAGTATATACATTGCCTGGCACTTGGGAGGCACAACCATTTGTTCCAGTTGAATTAGTATTCAGCACTACAGTTGCAGTTGCATCTCTAGGATTAGTTGTAGGATTAATAGCAGGAATCTCAATTGTTAAGATAAAAAGAAAAAGAATATGATAGGTGTGGGAGTCCACACATCAATGCGTAATTATACCTAGTATGATATACTAAATAATAATGTACTGGAGTTGAAACTATCATGTCCCACTACACACTCGGTTGGCACGACCAACAAAACAATCATTACGAAATCGGTGAGTATGCAGAAGATGCATTTGAAGCCGTAAAACACGCAAGAGAGGATGTTCCGTATCTACACGAGCATCCTTTTTCATTGGATTCAATCAAGGAGATCAAATGAAAAATCTACCAATCAAATCAACAACTATTTTATTTGGAGTAATCTGCATAGCAGTATTTACATCTATAAATTACGCTTGGGTATGAAAAAATTTAACACTTGGGTGCTAGACACCACAATTTACATCATTGATTTTCTTTACAGAGGTAGAGACTTTCAAAGATTCTGGGTTCTTGAAGTAATTGCAAGAGCACCATACTTCTCGTTTATAAGTGTATTACATTTCCGTGAAAGTCTTGGACTTCGAGGAGAGGATCATATATACTTAATGAAGGAACATTTCTATCAGGCATTAAATGAAACAGAACACTTGGAGGAGATGGAAACTCGTGGAGGCAATGAGTTTTGGATCGACAGATTCTTCGCTAAACACTTGGTTCTTCTTTACTATTGGATTATGGTTGCTTATTATTTCGCTAGTCCAATAGATGCGTATGATATCAATATGAAGATTGAAAAACACGCATACGAAACTTATGTCAAATACTCTGCGTATCATCCAGAGGATAAAAAGATTGCAGAGATAGCAGAAGACGAACTTAATCACGCAAGAGAATTAAAACTTGCGATGTCGATGGTTTAGTGATATAATAAATATTACACTTGTAACAATTAAATGGTATCTCTTTTATTACTCACATCTAGTTTTCTAAATTTTATCTTTTACATCTACGCAATCGGTTTTGTGGTTGCATTAGGATTAGAGCAGATAGTTAGAAAAGGGGGTAATGAAAGAGACATTTACATTGTAGAGTATAACAGAAAATATCTTTGGAGAAACACTTGGATTATAAATGCGTTTTGGTTTCTAACTAATCTTGGTTTATTTTTTGTTTCAAGAAACATCACCCCTGTAGATAACTTTTGGAGCGAAGGACTATAATGGAAAAGACATATGACGATTCAAATTGGAGAGAAGACTACGCTAAAAACTTTTGTAATAATAAACGACATCTTGAATTATTAGAGAACGGACCTCATAGTCTTTCTCAAGCGTGGTTACTTGGAGCACTTCATAATGAATGGAAAAGAATTAAAGGATATAAAGACGAATATCCAGAAGAAAATAAAGGTCAATGTCAATCATCTTTGAAGGAGTTTTACTCAAGATATAAAGACCAAGGTATATGAATTACAATTTAAGTGACTTTATTCATGTTGAATACAATACTTTATCTGAAGAATTTTGTAATGGTGTAATCGGTAAATTTGAAACTGATAGTAGAAAGCATCAAGGAAGACTTGGTTCTGGTAAAAACTCTGGTGTTAATGTAGATATTAAAGACTCTATTGATTTGATGATATCAGGATTAGATGATTGGAAAGAGGAAGATGAAGTATTATTTAATTCAGTAAATAAATGTTCTCAAAAATATAGGAACAAAAATTTACTAGAAGATATTAAAATTCCAATTTTACTTGATACTATGAGTGATACTGGATATCAAATTCAAAAGACATCTCCTAATTCTGGATACTCATGGCATGATGATTTTGATCCATCATATGATTATACATCTAACGCAGGTGTTAGAGTTCTTTCTTTTATCTGGTATTTGAATGATGTATCTGAGGGTGGATATACTGAATTTATAGATGGAACTAAAATACAACCAGAGCGTGGAAAATTTCTTATTTTTCCCTCTACTTGGAATTTTTGTCACAGAGGATTTCCTCCAAAAAAAGAAACTAAGTATATTATAACGGGATGGTTACATTCCGATTGTTCACGGAAACCTCAAGATGCATCGATTTAAAGAAATATTACCAAACAAACGTAAACGAAAATGGTGGAGGATTAAACTATGGCAGCTCAAACGGTTACTTGGTCGGTTGTTATAATGGTTGCAATTTTATTGATTGCTGTTACAATAATAATATACTATATAATGAGATATGATTACCTGTTCCCGAATGATTAAGTATTTGGCAATACCACTCATATTGGTTGGATGCACTGCACCAGTGACCGACCCACCTGCACACGCTTGTAGTCCTCGTCTGGATGGTAAACCTACATATTGTCCTCCAATTGATGAGGTTTTTGTAGATGATAGAGATTTAATACTTAAACCAGTTGAATTACCAAAAGAACAACTTAAAGGTGAAATTGATATCTATAATCCACATCATTGGCATAGTATACAGATGATGTTTCAAAGAAATATGAGA